GTTCCAAGTGGGATGAATAAATTATTCTATATGGGTCTAGAACCATATGAGGGTCGTTATACTCTGCAATTAGAGCAATGGTCCGAAAGTGCATTTCAAAGACGTGGTATTGATTATGAAATAATTCGAGGTCAAACTCTAGAAAATTCTAAGGCAATTAATACTGGACAAGTTCTTGACGCACACGGAAGAACTTACTATTCCTTGACACAAATGGCCGAACTAATCAAAAGAATAAAGGCCGGTGATGTCTCGGGTTCCGATAAGATATTCTTTGAGGATATGTTCACTCCTGGAATAGAAGCTCTTCCTTATATTTTTAATCAATCATCTGTATTTAATAGACCACATATCTATGTGCGTTGTCTTGCTCAATCTATTGATCCTGACGATTTTGTTCATGTGTGGGATATGGATCTGTGGATGCGCAAGTATGAAGAGATGACGTCAATCTTCTCAACGATTCTTGCATCCAATGAAGAAATGGTAGCCAATTTAAAGATTGCTGGCTTTCATGACGATGTATTTAATATATCTGGTCTGACGTTCGACAAAGAAGAAGTTCGTTCTCGAGTTGAATATATTCCATTTAACAATAGATCACGTAGAGTTGTATTCGCTGCTCGTTGGGATCATGAAAAGCAACCAGATTTCTTTATGGAACTTGTTCAACAAATGCCAAGGGACATTGAATTTGTTGTTCTATGCGGGGGCGAGTTCAAGTCAAACAATATTAAGCTCGTGGATCAGGCACACCAGTTAGCCAAAGATTATTCAAATTTCAAGATATTTTCTAATCTAAATAAGAATGATTATTATACTATTCTGGGTAATTCAAGAGTTCTTTTTAACTGTGCTCTACAGGACTGGACATCTAATACTGTTTCAGAAGCAGATGCCCTAGGAACAAATGTAATATTTCCTGCATACCGTTCCTTTCCAGAAGTGTTTAATAACGATTATACACGTCTTTATGTTCCTTGGTCCCTTGAAGATGCCAAGAATAAAATATATGGGGCACTTGAAAAGCCCCATGATAAACAGGGTGAAATTGCCGATTGGAATACTCATACCATAGACCGTTGTCTTGATATTATGTTTGAGGAAAATGACTGGCACAAGTGGGCACGTGGAACAAAGGACTATAGAAAATATCTTAGGGAGAGTAAGTATTGATTTCAGATAAAATAAAAACAAGAATAATTAAATCAGGTAAAAGTTTTCTATGTAACGATAATATTTCAGAATTTATTAAACCTGGCGAGAAAGAGCTTTTACAAGAAGAAGTAGCAGAGAAAGTAGAAGCTCTTCTTCGTTCCTTAATCATTGATATTGACAATGACCATAACACACAAGACACAGCTCGTAGAGTTTCAAAGATGTTTTGTGAAGAGATCTTTACTGGTAGGTATGATGAACCTCCAAAGATTACGGCTTTTCCAAATGTGACAGAATACGATCAGTTATATGTCACGGGACCAATCACTATTCGTTCTACTTGCGCTCACCATTGGATGCCAATAGTGGGACGAGCCTATATTGGTGTGTATCCTGGAACCAAAGTCATCGGTCTATCTAAATTCAATCGTATTGTTGATTGGATTGCATCAAGACCACAAATTCAAGAAGAACTATCGGAAATGATTGCCGATAAGATTGAACTTGAAACTGAGGCCCAAGGTGTAGCAGTTCTAGTTCAGGCAGAACATATGTGTATGACACATCGAGGAGTGAGGGAACACGAATCAGATATGACCACGGCAGTAATGCGTGGATGTTTTAGAACAGATCCCTCAATTAAACAAGAATTCTATAATATTGTATGGGGAATGAAATAATGGGTCATTATGAAAATCCAGACGCAAAACTAAGAATAAAGGATATTTTTGTTCCAACCGAGCCTTCAACTTATTTGATTCCCAAAGAAGCACCAAAGAAGATTGCCTATAAGTATAAAGAAGATAAAATCGTCGAAGACCTTGCTAAATACTTAGATCAGACATATGGAGAACATTATCAAGGTTCTGACAATATTCAGGCCTTTGATGCATGGATTGCTCTCGGAAGTGCTGATACTTCCTTTAGAGATACTGCTCTTAAGTATCTCTGGAGATATGGAAAGAAAAAAGGTAAAAACAAAGACGATCTGTTGAAGACTCTTCACTATGTAGTGATGTTGCTATATCACGATCATTACAGATGAGGTGACTATGGATATTGTCAATATTCTTAAAAGCGAAGTAGGACATGCTATTCAAGAATCTCCTACTTACGATAATATCATCATATTTACAAGTGATGAAATTAAAAAACTATACGAGTATTCTTTAACTAAAAACGATAATATAGCAGTCTTGTCAAGATCTAATTCTGTTGCAGACGTAAAACATGTTATGACACAAGCGGAATTTTATGACACACAAAAGGCTGATTCTACAGGAAAAGCTGAATGTGCTGTTGACATTACAGATTATAGTTCCTGGTAACATAACAAAAAGGTGAATATATGGAAATCAATATACCTATTGAAAAATTACGTGAACGTGGACTTTTTATTGCTACTCCAATGTATGGAGGACAGTGTGCAGGTCTTTTTGCTCGTTCGGTCTCAGATCTAACAGCACTCTGCACAAAATACGGCATTCCCCTTCAAGTATATTTTCTATTCAACGAATCCCTGATTACTCGTGCTCGCAATTATTGTTGTGATGAGTTCATGCGTTCTAATGCCAAACATCTAATGTTTATTGACTCTGATATTGGTTTCAATCCACAAGATGTTATTGCCTTAATGGCACTTCAGCTACAAAATCCTGAGTATGATATCATTGGAGGTCCATATCCCAAGAAATGTATTTCCTGGGAAAAGATCAAGCACGCAGTTGATAAGGGAGTTGCAGATCAAAATCCAAATATACTTGAGAAGTTTGTCGGAGATTATGTCTTTAATCCCAAGGGGGGTCAACAACAAATCCCATTAAATGAACCCGTAGAAGTTCTAGAGATTGGAACAGGTTTCATGATGATTACTAAGGAAGCAATGGAGAAATTTGCCACTGTATATCCTCAGTATCTATATAGACCAGACCATGTTCGCACAGAGCATTTTGATGGTTCACGTGAGATTATGATGTTCTTCCAGGCAGAAGTTGATCCAATTACTAAGAGATACTTATCCGAGGATTATTGGTTCTGTCAGAAGGCACAGGCCGCAGGACTTAAGACTTGGTTCTGTCCGTGGATGGCTCTTCAGCATGTCGGGACTTACATATTCGGTGGAACATTAGCTGATATTGCCTCCATAGGAGCAGCTGCAACTGCTGATCCTTCTAAGGTTGGTGGAAAAAAACAAAAACGAAAATAAAGTGGAAATATAGAAAGGAAAAGACAATGAAAATAGTGATTATTGTTAGGGATGGTCTATACTTTGAAAGAGACAAAAATGAAATTAAGGAACAACTAAAGAATTTCTTGGGTCCTGATGACAAAACAATCTTTATCAGAGGTGAAGAAACTCACCTCTATGCAATCGTGGGGTAAATCATGAATATATCATCACATACATTGAATATAAAGACTAAGTATTCCGTTGTTGATCTAATCAAATATTTGAAGAAAAATCTTGAAATTCATAAAGAAGAATATGAAAAGGCAACGGAAGTTTATAGGGCAGATGTTGTCACGGCACTAAAGGCATTAGAGAAGTCTACCAAGAAAGCAGAAACTGATCTAACCGAAGTTCGTTCTACATATCAGAAGCTTTTAAATATTCCAAAGCCAGTAGATGCAACGAAATTATACGAACAATATATTTCTATACTTTCCGTATCTACTGAATCTACTTTAGAATTGACAGTAGAAGATGCTAATGCTATAATAAATGATGCTTGGGAATGGGCAATTAGTGCTAAGGCAGTAAATAATACGTTCTCAACTCGTTATGTAAGATAATTAAGAAAAGGTATATTATGCAGATTGATGACAAAACTATTGAGGTGCTTAAGAATTTCAGCACAATTAATCCTTCTATTCTAATCAAGGAGGGGAATGTCCTAGAGACAATTTCCTCTGCTAAAACGGTTCTGGCATTTGCCAAAGTTCCTACAAAGTTCCCCAAGAGATTTGCTATCTATAATCTAGCAAAGCTTATTGGAGCTTTGTCAATTTTCGAGAAGCCGTTAATTGAATTTGACGAAAAGACTCTGGTTATTTCAGAAGGAAAGCAAAAGACAATTCTCACTTATTCAGATGAAGACACAATCATCAAGGTTCCAGAGAAGACTATCAAGCTTCCTTCAGTTGATGTTTCCGTTCAACTTAAGGACGTAACATTCAAGACCGTAATGAAACAACTTGGTATTTTAGGCCTTCCTGAGATTGTTATTTCAGGAGATGGTGAGAAGGTCTATATTATGGCAGTGGATACCAAGAACTCAACATCAGATGTTGGTTCTATTGAGATCGGTGAAACGGACAAGACCTTCAAGGCAGTGTTTCGTGTTGAAAACTTGAAACTTCTACCTGGAGACTATACGGTTGAAATATCTGAAAAGAAGTTGTCACGTTTCTATAACACAGATGTTGAATATTTTATTGCCGTAGAGAATGGATCTACGTTCTCTAAGTAAACTTAGGACAATATATTATGAGTAATGGACACTTTCTTTGGACTGAAAAATACCGACCTCATACTGTGGAAGATACCATACTTCCACAGGACATTAAGGAAATATTCCAACAATTCGTAGACCAAGGTAATATACCACATCTTTTAATGACAGGTGGTCCTGGTATTGGTAAGACTACGGTTGCTAAGGCCATGCTAGATCAATTAGATTGTGATTATATCGTTATCAACGGATCTATGAATGGAAACATCGACACTCTGAGAAATGAAATTCTAAACTTCGCTTCTGCTGTGTCGCTGTCTGGTGGACGTAAATACGTGATTATTGACGAAGCCGACTATTTGAATCAACAGTCTACTCAGCCTGCTCTACGTAACTTCATGGAGGAGTTTGCCAAGAATTGTGGATTCATCTTTACCTGCAATTATCCGAATCGCATCATTAAAGAACTTCATTCTCGATGCACGGTCATTGACTTTAAAATCACCAAGAAAGATGTTACTAAACTGGCATCACAATTCTTCAAGCGTGTTCTCACTATTCTTGATAAAGAAGGTGTTAAGGTTGAAGATCCCAAAGTTGTGGCCGCAATTATCAATAAACATTTTCCAGATTGTCGTCGTATTCTAAATCAACTACAGACCTATTCCTCTTTGGGTTCGATTAACGCCGGCATTCTTGTAAATATGGAAGAGGTATCTATCAAAGAATTAATCGATCTGATTAAAGAAAAGAATTATACATCCACAAGAAAGTGGGTATCAGATCATCTAGATTCAAATGTTAATGAAGTATTTCGTAAGATATATGATACCTCTAAAGATCATGTGAAGCCTCAGTTCATACCTGCTTTGGTTGTTTTGATTGGTAAATACCAATACCAGGCAGCATTTGCAGTAGATCAGGAAATAAATTTGATGGCCTTTTTAGCTGAGGTAATGATAGAAGGGATTTATCAGTGAGTTCACCATTTCAAATCGCAGATGATCTTTCTTATCACAAGAAGGATATTCTCGAGAATGAAAAAGATTATGTCCCTTTTATCATTAATCGTTATTTTTCTAATGTATCTGACTCCATCTATTATGCCAATGAAATGAATATGCTCTCGGGTCTAGATGTTAGACTACAACATGATTATTATTTGCATGGTCTTCGAAAGTCCAAGAGATGGGCAAAGTGGAATAAGAAGGATAAAGATGAAGCTGAGATCATTGAGATGATTCAAAGCTTCTATGGATTTTCACCTCAAAAGGCACGTGAAGCATTGAGGATTCTCAATGAAGAACAATTGTCATATATCTACACAAGGATGAACCCAGTATAAATACCAAGATATCTTGGTAATAATAACAAGAAAAGGGTGAAAATAATGACTGAAGATATTTTTAGAGGACTAGGTGTAGAAATTAAGCTTGACAATGAAGAGTCATTCCTCAAGGTTCGTGAAACATTATCACGAATGGGTATAGCATCCCGCAAGGATAATACGCTATACCAGAGTTGTCATGTTCTACACAAGCA